CAGTCATGCAGACTGCGAACTCTTCTGGACATGTTCCTTCTATATGTATCTTAACATCACTCATTTAATTTCCTTGTGTTACCGATACAGAACAACCACCAGATGTTTGACAGTTTTGTGATAAGTTATATGTTTGAGTTGTGCCACTTCTTTGAGTTAAGAATAACTCTGTTGGAAATGAACCATTGAGTGTGATTGTTGCAGTATGAGCTCCATTATCTCTTTGATTAATATCAACTTCATTCCAATCATTATTGATTGTTAAGTTAAGAGTTTTGTTTCCATTCTGAGCTTGTCTAGCATATACATCGTTATTATCTCCATATATGTTTGCAGTAATAGAATGACTAATTGAACTTGAATCCATTTTTTGTGAACCCTTAAATACATTATCATCACCATGTATATCTAATCTTACATAGTTTCCACCTGGTTCATTGTTATCATAACTCCAAGTTGGTGTTAAACTATTATTGAGAGAATAACCTTGTCCAAAGACAACCTTATTATCATCTCCCCAAATATGAAATTGAAAATCATTATCGTTGCAAGTTCCAGCAGAACATTTTTGTCTTATCTCAACATCATTATCTAGACCATCTAAATCACCACCCCATGCTTTACCTGAACCCCACGCATCAGTCCAACCGATATACATGTTGTTTCCAGATTGTAAAAGACTTAATGTATTGTCATCATGGTCAGCAGAAAATCTAATCATGTTTGCAAAACCAATTTGGTCTATAGCAAGATTAAAATTATCTCCAGAATTGACTTGTTCTATTGCGATGTGGTTGTGACTTTCATCTGCTACCACAGCACACGAAAACATTAATGCCATCGCACCAAGTAGTGTGATAGAAAATGCATCTAATTTATTGTATATTCGTTTTAAAAAATCCACCATAATAGTAAACCTAATATGAGCCCCTCTGCCCATGCTATCCATAACATTTCGTAGTAATCCCAACCAAACCATTCCATAATATCTTCTAAAGCATTTTCGTGCCAATCTCTCCAATGGGATAATTTATCTCTGATGTCCATAGACTTCTCCTAATTTGTTTGTCTAATAACTATTTCGATTCCTTCGCCTCTACCAAATGTTATGATACCTGAATATCCTTCTACATCTGTTTCTATGAATCCAGAACCTCCTGCAGCTATAACTATATTTATGACTCCATTTACATCACGGAAGAACACTAAATCGCCATCTTGTTCGAAAACATTGTATTGCGAATCTTTGTTAAATCCGACTGTTGCACCTCGTAAAGTGAAATCGCCTACAGAAGTTCCTCCTGCTTGTTTATCTCCAAGAGATACTTTTGTTTTCTCCAACTCTTCTATAACATCAAGTAAGTCGGTTAAGAAGTCAACATCTAAAAAGTCGATGTCCAATTCTGAAAACTCTAAGTCTTCTGTTGTTTCTGCCAAGGCATCTGTTTCTAATTCGTTGAACTCTAAAAAGTCAACATCTAATATACCTTGGTCTTCATTTTGTTCATCTGCATATCCCTCTTCCAAACTTTGTCTTATTGCAGGTGGAGGATTTACGATGAACATATTGTCAATTAAGTTAGGTGTAATACCTGTAACCACAACTGACTCTGTTGGTGGCATATCATAAGATGATACTACTGTAGCGGCATATGCCTCTGTTAATACTACTTCACCACCATCATTGTAAACTAATATTTCTCCTGATGACATTCCTGTTTCTTCATCAGGTAATAAAATAACCATTGTTCTTCCGAGTTCATCAATGGTTGTTGTAAAATCTGTCCCTCTCATTGTGATGTTTGCAGTTGGTGTTGCAACATCAACATTTTGTTTTTTAATTCTATTACCAGAACCAGAGGCGAATCTTGATGTGCCTCTTACCATTCTAATCGACATCTTTGATAGACTTGGGTCTGGGTCGTAATATGCCTCGTCTATGTAAACAAGGGAGTTTTCAGTTAGTGAGAGTCGTTCTTCATCTAAAAACTCTATTAACATTCTGCCATTGGCAGTTTCTGCTTCATCATATATGTTGATGTCTGTTCCGACATCTATGTCTAATCTAGCATCATCTCTCTTTACAGATGTGACACCTATAGACTCTTTAACATCACCGATGGGTTCAGCGTTTAAACTGAACCCACCAATAACTAAAAAGACACTAACTGTCGTTAGAAGCGTCTTTCTGATTAATTTGAATAACACTGTTGTCACTCGTTATATCTAGAGTAATGTGTGCATCAGGTGAACTACACCCATTTCCTGCACCACTAGCACATGTTCCTGATATTTGATTAATATCAACATCTGCACCATCTCCAGTTAATTCAAAATTTAGCTCTTGTTCGCCATCTTTTTGCAAAGTATTAATGTTGTTTGAATCACCTGTTATTTCAAAGTTCCAAACTAGGTCATCACTTTCCCAATCTACATCAAATACATTACTGTTTCCGATTAAAGTTAAATCTGCGTTTAATCTTTCTGCACTTAAAGCAAAGCCTTGGTCTAAATCAAATTCATTAGAGTCTCCAGTTATAGTAAACTGAATACTTGAATCATCAGCTGAACCTGAAGCACCAATGTTCCAATCTATTTCATTAGAATCACCAGTTAAGATTAAATCGTAATCGGAAGAATCTGCAACAACTGGTCCAAATAATAAGTTCTGGTTACCTATCATATCTAAATTGATATCCAAAGTAGCACCAGTAATAGTCATAGCTGTTCCAGAACCACTTGAATAGTCGTTCAGTCCAACTTTGTTTCCAAAACCAATTTGGTCAATGTATAACTTCAAGGTATCCCCTGTTTGTGTTATCATAACCTCGTTATCATCTGTAGCGGCTGCGAAAACGAATGTTGAGCTCATCATTAGTAATAAAATACTTAAAATTTTATTCATTTTCTTCTCCTATAGGCCGAACTTCATCTCCACCTATTACTTCATTGGCATTTTCATACCATTCATGTAATTCATTGGTACCATCACTATTGTGTGGATGTCTATGTCCTTCCTCTATTACCCAAAACCCTCTATCGTGGCCTTGGTATATTAATTCCAACACAGCAGCTTCAATAGCACTCCGTGTTGCGTATGTCACCGACTCATTATTACCCACGCCGTCCTCTATCTCGACAAGTTGTGTTCCTTCTTCAATAAATCGGAATACATCTCCCCCAGCACCGTATGAAAGGATAGTCTTTCTGGTTTGGACATTTAATAAAACTTCACCTGTTAGAACTGATACAGCTCTCATACTAATAGTCACAGCATCTTGTCGATACTGACGACTTACACCAATCCCAAGCGTTCTTGCGCCTCGCCCACCTGTAAGTAGATTGGAGTCATAACCAATAATCCCACCCTCTATAATAATTCCTGCGAAGAGGAGTGGATTCAATTCTTGATAAGTTGCTTCTTCATTTGCTTTCGCAAAGTCTTGTCTTGCACTTCTTATGATTTGTCTTTCTCTAACTAAATGGTCTATACCATTTCTTTCTACAACTCTAAACCATGTGCCACCACCAGCAGTTTTCAATGCATCTATTACCATTGGTGTAGCACCTTGTGTGACTGCTGTAGAGAAAGAGGCAACATTGTCTTCTGACTTTCTTTGACCTGTTAAGTCCATAAATTTGTAAACTGCCACAATTGGCATGTCTTCAGCAGGTGGTAAATTTAATAATTCTAAATGGGCAGGTAATCTTATAACCACTGGACTTTCAACACAAATGTATTGTCGTGTCCATGATTTTGCAACTCCAGTGACTATATCTTTTCTGAAACCTTCTTCATATCTTTTGGTTTCATAAGCACAATCTGCTGGGTTGTCACTCCACTTTGGCACAGATGCACAGCCAGATAGTAAGAGTGATAGACTAAGAAAATATTTAACCAGTTCCATCAGAGTCTTGTCCAAAGTTTCCAGTTCCGATTGGTATTTCTATTACAGTTTCAGTTCCATCGGAACCAACGATGGTCATTCTGATAAATTCAGAACCATCTTCGTTTGTAATTACTTCATATGTTACCGTGTTTCCTTCTAATATAAAAGAACCAAATCTAACAGAACCGTCATTTGAGAACATAGACTCGACAAGTTGTTTTGCCATTTGAGCGTAGATTCGGCTTTCTAAGTTTCGAATAAACTTAGCAAGGGTTGAGTTATCTTCTTCCCTTTCAGCAGCTCTTCGTGCAGCCTCTAGCGCTTCTTCTATTTCCTTTTTACGAGAGAACTCTTGGTTCTCAATAGTGAGATAATGTGCTCCTGTTCCAATTCCACTGAAACTAGGATTTTTAAACTTGTGTTTTATTTCAGATGCACTTAAAGGTGCAACGAGCAACATCGTTAATAATATTGAATTAAGAATTTTTCTTTTCACTTGATTTCTCCTTTAATATTTGAGATTCTCTATACTCTAATACAGTATTGAGTTTCTCTTGAAGCCTTATCTGGTCTTGGTCCAACATTCTCATTTGGTCGATAAGTTTTATTAGAGTCGTTTGTTGTTTATCAATTTGGGGCTCTAATTCTTCTGTCACAAATTTCCAGACAAAGTATATAAAGTATCCCATTGCAAGTGCGATGATGATAGGAAAACCAAATTGGTTAACCATATCTGCAACAGCGCCGAGATAATCAACTTCTAAATCCAAAATATCTTCTGGCAATTCTTTAATCTCTTCTTGCATCAATACTTCCATCTTCTACGAAATTCTCAGCACGAGCAACTCTCTCTAAGTCAGGTCTAAGTTCTAGGGCTTGTGATATTAACAAGTCAATCTTGATTATATCGTTGTTCATAACCCTCGCTCTATCTTCTAACATGCCAATAATACCTGTAAGACTTTGGATATTACCAAGAACTCCTTCAAGTATATACTTCAATGTTAAGAAAATAAAGAACGCCATGACAAGAGAACCGAAAATCGGCGCTCCAACATCTGCTAAAAATTCTATCCAGTTCATAATATTACACCGTTATTTATGTATTTGAGTCGCTGGATTCCATAAAAAAAGGGACCATAATGGTCCCTTTCTTAAAGTCTTTGTAAGACTTTTACTTTAATTGCGAGTGTATCTCGTTGATTACTTGAGCTTTCGTTCCACTCTTCTTAATTTTAAGAGAGTTTTTGTCAGCAAAATCGACAAGTTGAACTTTAGTTAAAGTTTTAAGTTCAGCTTTCGAAGTAATTCCGTTGTTGTTCGTATCTGCAACTACTGGCGCCGGTGCCGGCGAAGGAGTTGTAGTAGTCGAACTGGATGAACTTGAACTTCCAAAAAAGTTATTAAACTGATTTGGAAACGCAAGATATCCTACAACTAAGATAACTGCTATTGCAATAACATATTCCATAATTTTACCTCTTGCTTTTATTATGTAGTTACCATTATAACTGGTTACCTAATAATCGACAAGGGGGTTTTTGGAATTATTTGTCCTTTGCTTTTCCAACATTCAATGCGAACCAATCAAGGACTTTATAAGCCTTTTTGACTAGACCATCGTCTATTGGAGTTGGTGTGACAGCTGCAACTAATGAAGCACCCATTACTAACCAAGGGATAACTTGAATTATCCTTATGATGTATTCTATGAATTCTAACATATTTACTCCTGTTAAATTGATTTAACAGAGGTATTTATGAAATTGAGTTGCCGATTGAGTATTTTTGTGTGAGTTTCCACTCTGTTTTCTCTTTATAAGGTATAACCTTTATCTGAGATAGTGGTGCTCTTGGGTCTTCGATTGAATTAGGAATAACTACTGATACTAGATTCCATTGTCTTAATAAATCAATGATAGTGTTTCTTCTAGCAATATCTGACTCATCAAAGTTGGTTGGTTTACCATCTAGTTTGAATAGTTCTTTGAAATGAACGATATAGTATTTGCCTTTTTTGTGGAGAATATGACATGATTGAAACAGTTCTTTTTCTTTTCTAGATGCCACACCTATACGAGATAAGGTTTCCCTTATCTTCAAGAAGTCGTCCTTTTCAGGAAAGGTAATTTCTATTAGGTCTTTTACTAAATCGTATTCATCCATTATTCTTGCCACCAAGTTTCATATTGTTTTTCAAGTCACGATACTGTTTATCATTTAATAACTCTAGATATTCTTTGGCTTTTTGTGTTGATACACCAAAGGCACTCTTCACTGTATCTAACTTCTTACTTGTGTAAGGTTTATGCCATTTTGAAAATCTTTGTCTTTTTCTAAGAGTATTTATGAAAAACAAGTATTGAAGGCGATTGTCCGTGCTATGCCGAACATTCATCTCGTTTACTAGAAAAACAGAATCTTGATGATAAGATAATGCTTTATTGATTAAGAATGGTTGATAGGCTTTCTCTTCGACATCATCAACCATGATGTCTTTTTTGTCGTAAGAGACCGACTTAACAAAGTCAAATGGATTTCTTTTACCCATTTATCTTTGTGAATTTCTAACATAAGAATAGACAAGTTCTTGACCAGTTTTCTCTTCACCGAATCTATGAATTTCTTTTCCATTCTTACTTCTGATTATTACACCGTTATTGTATTGAACATCAGTGACTCTATCTCCGTCTGCGGTATCTTCTGGTCTATCATCATACCACATACTAGATAGTGCGTGAATATGTAAAGATTTAAAACCCCATGCCCATTCTTCCGCTTCAATAAGAAGTCTTTGATTTTCTACTACTTCATCATATTGTGTCATTTGAATTTACACTCCGACATTATTTCAGTTAAACATGCAACGAAATTGATTTCACTATCCATTGCAAATGCAGACTTGTATTGGTAATCTGCGATAAACAATACAGCTGCAGGTATAGATGCAGGCACTAATCTCTGTTCTAGAGCATTAAATACCTTTCTATATAAAGAATTAAAATCATTATCTGAATTCTGACCGACCCATTTTCTCATTCCAGACCAGTTCTTATCTGCCAACATATCAATTAAAGGTGTGAGTTTTTCCTCTGAAAGCGTCGCCAGTAGACCGCTATCAATGACACCTGATGCACCATATCTTTGAACTTCGTTGATACATCTTCTGAAATCTGGAAAGAATTTCATGATAAGTTCTACAAGAACTTTCTCATCATAATCGATACCTTCGTCATTACAGATATACTTTAATCTTCCTAATGCCTCCATAGCGAGAGTTTGTTTCTCATTATTTGGTATTGCGAAGTCTATTACCGTGCATCTGGAGTGCAATGGCGCTATGATTCTGTTCTTATAGTTGCATGTAAAGATGAATCTACAATTAGCGGAGAACTCTTCTATGAAGTTCCTAAGTGCAGGTTGAACACTATCCGCAGATATGTAGTCTGCCTCATCTAAAATAACTACTTTTGGACCACCAGAAAGTGATACAGTAGATGCAAAATTCTTGATTTTTGTCCTTAAAGTGTCGATAAGTCGGCCCTCATCACTACCATTTATGACAATAAAATCAGCTCCTAACTCATTACACAACGCCTTAGCGACCGTTGTTTTGCCTGTTCCTGCCGTTCCACACAATAAAAGATTAGGTATTTCTTGATTAGAAACAAATTCATTGAATGTTTTTTTGACGCCTTTAGGCAAAATTGTATCGACAATTTCTTGTGGACGATACTTTTCTACATATAAAAATTCTTTACTCATAATTAAAAAGAACAAACCCCACCGAGTGTTCGTGTATTAGACCAATGATGATGAGTTTCTAATACTCCCATGAAAAGAGCGGAGACTGGCGCTATTTCACACATTATATATTTATTAAGCACTATAAGAACTATCAGGTTCTAAAGCGATAAAATATTCAAGGTCTATATCTTTATTTTTAAAATGAGATATGCCTTTAGATGATACTGCAACTGCATAGTTGCCATCTAGAACTTTCAAGTTCTCAATCTTGAAGTTCATGGTGAAAGTAGAACCATTTCCTTCTCCTACTATTCTAGAGAAAGTATTTGAAGTTGGATTCTTCTTGTCGGTTACTTGTAGTTCAATCTTTGAACCATCTGATGTCATGATTAAATCATTGACGCCTAAAACTGAAGCAGCCTTCTGTAATTCAGTTAATAGTGTTGATGATAATTCAATATTAATCTCTGCATCTGGCATTGTTATCATCTTCTCTGGTGACATTACCATGCCCTCTGATGCATAAAAATAAGTTAAAGATGTGTCTGCATCTGTAATACTTAATGATGCCTCACTGAAATTAAAGTCTGGATTATCTGTTAGACTTATTGCACCTAGAAATTCTACTAGGTTGTATATACTAAACTCTTGGTTGAATGTTTCTGGAACATTTGCAACTGCAAGAATGTTTTTCATATTCGAGATTGTAGTAAGTTGATTACCTGCACCAACTTTAATACCCGAATTAATAGTGGCGAAGTTTTTTAATATCGCCTGGGTTTCACTTGAAATTTTCATTTTCAGTCTCCATAAATGTATCGTGATTATATAAAGCAAGAAATCCGTAATGGATAACTTTTAAAAGGTCGGCACGATTATAACCGTCCTTCTTTCCGTATCTTTGGGCATATTTTAAAATATTCCCAATACAAAAACCTTCGCCGTGTCCACCATCCATGATGAACTCTGTAGCTTGAAATTTGTCTTTTGAGTAATGCTGTTCATAAGTCTTATCTACATAGAGAGAGAACTCCTTGAGGAGTTCTCTTTCGTTGTATTTGTAATCTATGTTCTTACTCATCTTCTCCATTATACTCTGAAGCGTCATCTTCTGCAAGGGGGTTTTCATCTTCTAATGGATTTACCCCAGCATCGACTTTAGTGTAAAGGTCTAGAACAGCGTTTCTAGTTTCTTCATCGAATCTAGAGATACACATTGTTATTGACTTTAACTTGTCATCAAACATTCTGAAAGCATTTACAATGTGAACTAACCTTCTAGTTGTTATCACATCATCAATGGCGCCTTCATAATAAGTTTTTCTGATTATGTCAGCCCAATCAACTAGTTTCTTACAGAAGTCTTCATCAACAGGACCTGTCAATGCCATTTCTTTTTTAAGAATGTTTCTTTCAGTAGTCACTGGAGGATATTCTTGTTGCATAGTGATTGCAAATCTTTCTAACATCGCCTCGTTCATGATTTGAGTTCCTATGAACTTGCCATCTTCTGAACCTTGACCTTTAGTGTTTGCAGTCGCAACAATCGTGAACCCAGGTGTTGGTGTCACCCACTCACCAGTTTTCTTGATAAGGTAACCTTTACCTTCAAGAACTGATTGTAAGCACATGAGTTTATTAGAACCCAAATCTACTTCATCAAGAAGTAAGACAGCGCCTTTTCTCATCGCCTTGATAACAGGACCTTCTCTAAAGATAATGTTTCCATTTTGAAGAGTGTGACCACCCATTAAATCATCTTCATCAGTTTCAATGGTAATGTTCACTCTGAAAAGTTCTCTTTTTAATTGAGCACATGTTTGTTCAATCATAAGAGTTTTACCATTTCCTGAAAGACCTGTCACAAAAACAGGAAAGAATAATTTCGATTTTAAGATACCTTTAACATCTTTAAAATGTCCAAAAGGAACATAATTCGACATTTTCTCAGGAATTATTTTCACTTTATCATCAATCAGATTTACTGATTGAGTAGCAGCGGCAACAGGCATGTTCTGAACTTGTGGACTCGGAACAGTTGCAACTTTTACAGTAGCCTCTGGTTGAGGAACTGCAACAGTTGTGCCGTTATTATCTACTGCAAGTATCGGTTGAAGATTAAAAACAGCACCATCTTTAAAATTGTATCTGTTTGATTTCAACCAATATGGGAAATGTCCCAATGAATCAAATTGTTCTTTAGTGAACTGTAATTGATTTGGGTATTTCGATTTTAACGCATTGATAAATTCTTTTCTATCAGGCGTCATATGGAAGTTTTTACCACCAATATCTACTGACTCGGTGGGGTCATATGTCCATTTACTCATATAGTCTCCTTATTAATATTTTTCATCATGTGTCCATCCTACTAAAAAGTGCTGGTCATTGTCAACCGTCAATTGGAAACTTTTTCAAAAAGTTCTTATTAATATTACCATCAATATACTTCTCGTTAATTAACTTGAAGTTTAGTTCGGCATTTCCTAGTTGAACATGGGTTGTTTTTGGTGTGATATTAGTTGTTCTCACCTTACATCTATTAATCCACTCTTCTACATTATCAATAATATCGGTATCATTGAGATTACAAGATATAATGTATATCAGTCTACCTTTTGTAGACCACCCAGCAAGAACAAACTCTTGGTCTGAATCTCTGAGTTTTTGCACCTTGGTGTCATTATTAGTAGATGTCCAAGACGCTCTGCCGGCCAAAGGTGTGGCGGTTTCACACTTAATTTCTACTGGTCTTTCATTGTTAAAAGCATCACATCCATGAATCGAATCTAATGATTGAGTATAACCCAATATCTCGGTGACTATCTTTTCTTTAAGTTCACCAGATGCGTAATTCTCCAGAACATCTCTCACAAAAGGATATATCGTATCATCTATTGTTTCGCCCTTGGCGTATGCGACATAACTTTTTAATGTGTCTTCATTCATAACTTCATTTGTCCTTTCTTGGAATCATAACTAGTGTATGCAGTCGTGCCATCATTTCTTAATGATGTTGTGTCAACTTCACCAACTTTCTCCATTCTACTAATCGGATAATTAAACCAAAGTAGTCCAGTTTTCTCATCAAATTTAAAGATACTAGAATTTCTTTCATTTCTTTTAATGTAATCTTTCATTTCTTTCGATGTGACTTTGTAAACATGTCCTTCCCACTGTTTAGTCATTTCTTTAATATCTGACCTTGATTTATTATCAACAGTGCAAACAAACCATATCTCATCAACCTTATCAATTTTCTTTATCTGAGCAGGTGACCATGGATATGATAACATCTTTTTAAATGCGTAAGGTGTTTGTGTCTTAACTTCAATTCTTACAACCTCATCGCTAACAGAATGAACTGCCTTGATGTCTGCTTGTGAGGCAAACTTATTTTCTGGAAAGAAACAAAGCCAACCACCACTCGCCAAAATGTTGGCACATAATAATTCTCCTTGTTTACCTTTCTCTGCTTGTATCATTCTATGTCCTTTAATAATCTTTCCATATCAATTTCTATGGAAGTCTTCTTACCTTTTCTCATCGTGGTATAAGAATCATTATTGACCCAATACCTAAATGCCTTACATTCAACTTCCTCTTCAGCACATTCAGATTGTCTTGGACAATCGAACTTGACACATGGACCTTTACCCACATGAACTATTGCTTCTTGGAACTTATCGTAATTTGTAGATGGTATTATCTCCATTTGTATCGCCATTATGCAATCTCCTTTATAAATTCATTAGTTAAAAATCTTGATGTAGTTTTACCTTTTTGGTTTCTTTTGAAAGCAGCCATCACTCTGTTTTTGTTTGCACCAACAAACTCATCATCTAATTCGTCTTCGCCTGTAGCGGAAAGATTAGATGCAGAGGTCAAGAACAGTTTGTTATAACCTTTGACTTCAACGACATATCCTGATTTTCTCATTTCTTTCCATGCCTCGTTGACTAGGTCATATGCCTTGGTGCCCATTAAAGTAAGTGCAGTATCTCTAAATTCTTGTTTCTTAGAAAACACAAAGTATCCTGTCACGGTGACATTACAAGTATCTGATAACCACTCTAGAATATTTTGAGTTGATTGAAAATCATTTGAGTAATAATTATCTCCTGTTTTGTCTTCAAAAAGGAAAGTCTTATTGATGTATGGGTCTAAGAAGTATCTTTTAGAATTATATCTAGACCTCCACATGTATTCGTCATTACTTTGTTGTGCCTTTATATCTTTAGTTTCTTCATCACTAGAGGAGAAGAATTTTGAACTATGACTATAACCATCTGTAATAATAGTTAAGATAGATTTTTCAACTTGATACTTATGATTGAATTCTGGTAAAAGTTTTCTTAATGCCACTAATGTGTGGTCAAGAGGAGTTCCACCCAATCTGTAATTTTGTGGATACATTTGAGTTCCTTGAACACCATCATAATCATTATATGATGTTCTGTCCCATGTTCTACAACCACTAAAGATTTTATCATACTCTTCAATAAGTTTTTCTCTTTTTTTCTCATTCCAACAATAACTAATTGATTCGTTATATCTAGAAATTAATATAGAACAAATGTTGTTAAACATCTCGGTGTAATCTCTAGAAGATTGTTCGTTAGAAAGTATTTCAACTAATCTGCCTTCACCACTTGATGTATACCAATCTTCTTCACTTCTTGCGATGCAATCTGAGAATAGATAAACTCTAAAAGGTATCTGAACTTTTCTACAGAACTCTGCAAGAATAATTGATTGTTCAAGTAAGTCAGCAACTTCACTAGCAATAGAACCAGACCAGTCAACTAGAACATTCAACCCATGATTTTTACCATCAGGTATGTAAGTGACTCTTTTGAAAATATCATCAACTATCTGATACTTTGCAAGTCTATTCATATCAAGTTGACCACTTGTTCCTGTAAAGGCCTTTGCACTTCTATGTGCGTTCTGCCTCATCTCAAATTCTTTTGCCATGTGAGCAACAATCTTTTTGTTTTTGTTTTGAATATACTTTCTATAATGATTATTCATATCTTTAAAGACTTTTCTATTTTCAAGTTTTCTATTAATAGAAGCTTCTCTCCACTCTTCTGCTTGTTTATCGTCTTCTAATTCTTTTCTTTCTCTCTTACAATCTGTAAACTCATTAAAGTCTTTTATAACTTTTTTGTAAGGATAAACAATAGCGTTTATATCTGTTTCTTTAAATCTTTCTCTTAAAGGAATAGTTGTCTTGATACAAGCGTTTTCATCTACAAACTCATCTTCATTATTATGTGCGTGGTGTTCAGTGATTGATTCTCTTGCACCATCATCTTCATCATATCTGCCTTCGAACTTACCACCTTTCTTGCCTGATTCAATAATCTCTTCTAATTCTTTGTCGCCCTCTTCTTCTAATTCGTCTTCTGCTTTAAGACTATCTTCTGACTCTTCTTCGCCATCATCTTCTGACTCTTCATCGCCATAACCATCGTTATCATAATCTTCTTCTTCATCTGAGTCTTCGCCATCAAAGTCAGGCATCATCATTGTTGAAACTTTTTTATCTTCTTCATCTCTTGTTTCATTTTCTTTTGACCAATCGTAAATTGCCTGAGCACATTCAACAACTTCTTCCCAAGTCTTACAATCTTCTGCCATCTGTAAGAATTTATTCTCTTCGGCATTAAGAGTTATTTCAACCCTAGAACCACATTTTGTAATCAGGTTTATTTTATCAATCAAGGAAAGTTCTTGAAGGTCTCTACCCTTAATACCGAAGAAGTTTCTGTCCATTAATTCGTTGTATGCTTTAAAGAATGATGTTCTCAATCCTTGATACTTGTTTTTAATCGCCTTCTCAATTCTGACATCTTCTACAACATTAAGATATCCTTTAAGAGTTCTATTCTCTGAAATAGTAGAATGAAGTCCCTCATATGGAGTATTCAATGCGTGACCAACTTCATGACCCATAAACAAGTCATAAAGTGCAGGCGATAAATCATCTTTAAAAGTAGGACAAGCAAGAACCCTATTCTTTACATCGAAGTATGCAGTAGGTATCGCTTTGTGAACTATTGTAAGATTCTCTGTAGCCATTAATCTGGCGAGATTATCTTTCTGATTTCTTAATTTTTCTGATGTCATATGTATATCCTACTAAAAAGTGCTGGTCATTGTCAAATTTATTTTTCTTTGGAAAAGAAATCTTCCCAAAACTCATCGTTTTCTTTTTCTCTAATCTCGTTAGAAACCCTTAATTGTTTAGGGGTTATCTTTAATGCCTCACACAAATCTAATAGTGTATCACCAAAAGGTATTCTATTATTAGAATGCCATCTGACTACATCTCCTGGTGCGACATAGTATTTGCCTTCACAGTAATTAATGATGTCATCTGTAGTTGAGAATGTGCCAGTCCATGACCATCTTTTGTAGGTTCTTCCTGCACTCTCTACGGTGTCTTTGAATTTTTTTGGATAATCTCTAAATTTCATTATGCATTTTCTCCTTTTCTTTTTTCGATGGCTTCTTTAATCCAATCTTTCATTGAACCTCTCATACAAAATGCATTGAAACTACCAACACATTCGATACTAAGATTACGACCATCGCATCCTATTTTGTAGTATTTGTTACCATCAATCATATCGTAACCGTCTTTACCACTTAACCAATATTTGTCATATTGACCCCTTACTGGAATCAATTTTAAACCTGCGTATTTCTTTAAGAAATCAATAAACTTTATTGAACTTAAAGCATCTGAATCATCACTTACTAATTTTATATTTTCGTAACCTAATTTCATATTTCTCCTTATTTGATATGTATAGGCTATCAAAAAAGCGACCCTATTGTCAACCTCTAGGAGCCCTTATTTTATTGGGTTTTTGAAATTAGTTTTGTAAACGAATAGAATCTTCGTCAAGATTTAGGTCTTTTG